CTAAGTGAGTTTGCTGGGAGGGGCGGTGTTGTTTGCCGTCCCTCCTGCATCTCCGCGAGAGGGACGTATGAAAATCAAAAACAAAGCCAACGGTGTCGAGGCTGAAGTTCCCGACACGCTGGCCGAACTACTTGTGAAGACTGGCAGTTGGGAGCCCGCTGAGGCTGCCGAACCGGTTAAGCCGGCGCGTAAGCGTGCCGCCAGGAAGCCCGCCGCTGTTGTTGAGGAACCTGTTAGCGACGAGGAGTGACGCATGGCTTACGCATCCGTTGATGATGTTGCGGTGCGTTGGTCACGCGACTTGTCCTGCGAGGAACGGGAACTTGTTTCTGTTCGCTTGGAGGACGTTGAGCGTCTGATTCGTCGCAGGGTGCCCAATCTTGATGATCGTCTCGCTGACGGTTTGATTGATGTCGAAGATTTGATTCAGGTTGAGGCTGATGCGGTGCTGCGGCTCGCCCGCAATCCCGAGGGCTATGTCAGTGAAACGGACGGTAATTACACCTACCAGTTGTCGAAAGACCTTGCTACGGGGAAGTTGATGTTGACTTCTGATGAGTGGGCGATGCTGGGTGTTTACCGGAACCGTTTGACGACTTTGGTGCCTTCGGTGTTGTTGGGTAACGGGATCACTGTGTTGGGCGAGTCGGAGGTTTAAAAAGGTATGACAACAGTTTTCACGGTGATCGGTGTTAAGAAACTGATCTACCAAACACTTCAGGATGATTACGGTGTCCTGCCGAATGGTGGCGGGTCACTAGGCGGCGGGGTGGTCACTGGGGGTCTGACCCAGGCCCAGGTCCAGACGTTGATTGATACTGCGATTGCGGGTGTCCCGCAGTCTGCTGGTGTGACGTTGCAGCAGGTTGAGGCTTCGATTGCTGCGGCTGTCTCTAATCTACCTGCTCCCGGTTTGGGTGAACCGGCTGTGCTGGAACTGCTGGAAGAAAAACTCACTGAGTTCGGCCCTATGATCCAGCAGGCGATCCAGTCTCAGTTCAAGGCGATGCCCAAGAGCATCCGGCTGAACACTGATGACGGCAAGGTCAGCATTGAGGGTTTGGATATTTCCGGCCCGAATAAGCCTGTGTCTTTGGACATGGAGTTGCCTGACGGTTCGTTGTCGGTGAATGGCAAGCGGGTGTTGACGGTCGATGATGCTCTTGATGCTGCCGGTGGTGGGATTGACCAGGCGGCTATTGAGGCTGCGGTTCAGGCTGCTACCGCCACTCTGACTGCGGCCATTTCTTGGGAGGGTCAGCAGCGCGAGGAAGCTGATATCAACCTTGAAGCTGCGTACCAGTACCTCCGTGAGAATAAGGCCGACAAGTCTGCAATTGAGGGTCTTGAGAGTGCGATTATCGGCCAGTTGTCGAAGATTTTCGATGACATTGCGGCGCAGCAGAAGATCAGCGAGGACATCGTTGAGTGGGTTATCGCGGATTATGTGAAGAAGGCTGAGTTCCAGTCTTTGTTGGATGCGATTACCGGCCCTGATGCCACGGTGGAGGATGTGGCTAAGGCGTTCAAGGATTTGAACGCTGGCATCGAAGACCTTGTGCGTCAGCTTGTTTCTGAGGTTTTGGGTGTGCCGCTGCGGCAGATGGTGTCTGAGGCTATCGCCGAGCCTATGAGTGTGGTTCAGGCTGACATTGCGGCTTTGAAAGCCGATAAATCGGCACCCGTTCTTCCTGAGGCTACTGCCGCTGAAATCAAGAACGTGTTGACCGGTGGTGTTGAGGTTCCACCGAATATCCCGTGGACGGCTTGCACGAACGTGGGCGGCAGCGGCAACGTCGAGGCACGGCTCATCAACGGCGTAGTGCAGTTCCGTGGCGATAAGAAGGCCAACATCACCGCTGGTGGCTCACACACGACGGTGCTGCGTATCCCTGCCGGGTTCCCCGGCCCTGCGGTGGCTCAGAACATCGTTGTCCACGCCGTCAACACCGGAGTTTCCTTCGTCACCGGCCTGACCCGAATCGACACGTCTGGGGCTATCGGCCTGGCCGCACCCAACGGCAAGTTCGACACCGCCAGCTACGACGGCGTCCAGTACTTGGTGTTCTGAAAGGGGCCACGATGATTGACAAGAAGATCGAAGCAGTCACCACAGCAGCAGTCCATCCGGCGTGCCTTGATTTTCGGGCTGCCGCTGCCGATGCGCTGAAGGCCCTGGAGGCTGCGGCGGGCGGGCTGGCTGTTCCTGACCCGTCGCTGGTGCGTGTCTCCAACACCGCTGTCGGTGAGGGTGAGTACGTTGTCACGCCGCTGAACACGATGACGAACCGGTACATGCACACCCCTGGTGAGTTTGACGATTACGCCTTCGTGTTCCTGGCCTACACGATCCCGTCTGTGGTGCCTGGCGGCTCAACGTGGACGATCAAGGTCACCTACGGCGGTAAGACGATGACCTACCGCAACGAGTTCCTTACCGGCGGCAGCGCCACTGATGCGACTCGCGGTGCTGTGCAGTATTACGACCTGCCGATCACGCCGGGTCAGGGTCCGCAAGAGGTTGTGGTCACGTGCACCACCGGGTTGAATCTGACTGGCCGTGCCGGTAATCCGACGTACACGTTCGCCTCAAACTCTGTGACGGTGAGCAACTGGGTTCAGAGCGCGTCAGCGGGATGGGCCGGTGGTACTGGCAGCAACGACAAAACAACCTTCCCCAAGCTCGATGGGGACCGCCGCTATCTGGGTGTGTCTTCTGTAGCCACCACCCCGGCCCGCACGTATGTGCAGTCCGGTTCCGGTGGACCCGCAAAGGTTTTGTGGGAGGCGTTCGACAAGGATGGCCGTCGCATCGTCATCTTTGAGGATCGCAAGCCGCAGCCCGAGCCATTGACGATCATGCACGGCGGTGGAGCGAAGTTCGCTGCTGGCGCTTTAGTGGTCAACGTGAACGCGCCGTCGAAGGTGCTCTAAGGGGGTCGGTGTGAGTCTGCTGGATAAGGGTACGGACTGCATCATCGTCTACCCCGAAGAAGTCATCACGGACATCGACGGGAACACCCGCACCCAGCCCTCCAAATGCGGGTTCCGCATCCGAGCCAGGATGCAACCACAAGGGCAGTCCGGCACATCATCCAGGCGTGCGGAACAAGACAATGAGGGGTTCGAAACGGAGCGGGTGTACACAATGCGCCTGCCCCGTGGCGCACCCCTCCTTGGTGCCCAGGCGCAGGTTGAGTGGCGGGGGGTTCGGTGGGCTGTGTTCGGTGACCCGTTCTTCTACAACAGTTCCCGGCGCACCGCGCACGTCGGCTACACCCTCAAGAGGTTCTAATGAGAATCGAACTTGACCTGGACTGCACCGAGAAAGTGATGCACCGCCGGGAGGTAGCCAACGAGGTTGAGGACGCGGCGGTGAGGATCGGTGTCCGGGCTGAGAACAACCTTCAGAGCGCCAGGGCCACCACCCCGCACGTCAAGATCGACGGCACCGGGAAACAAACGGAAATTGATTTGGAGAAAGCCCCGGATCGCCCGTTGGACTGGCTGGTGTACATGAAAGCCGGCGGTAAAGACCCGGACGCGATAGCGATTGAGTACGGGCACTTCCCGTCCGGTTTCTTCGCACCGGAGAAGTACGGCAAGGTCACGAAAGCACCTGCGGGCCTCTACATTTTGACGAGGGCGGCAGGGTTGGACGGTTCGATGTCCATCAGTTCCGGGCGTTCGAGAGGTAAACGCTGATGTCACGTATGCCTCGCATCCAATCGTTAGTGATCCCGCTTCTGCGGGAGGAGTTCCCTGATGTGCAGGTCACATCCTGGGGTGCCGATATCGACTTCAGGAAGTTCCCGATCCTGAACATCAGGCGGGTCGGTGGTGTCCGGCATATGACGAAACCCATGTTGTTGGATAAAACCACCATCGAAATGACGGCGTACACCAATGTGGGTTTGCCGGAAACTGAGCAGCTGTACATGGATGCACTTGAGGTGCTGTATGACGCTGTGGCTCAACAGAAAATCATGGACGCAGGTTACCTGCATTCCATCAAGGAAACGATGGGTATGACCCAGTTTTCCTCTTTGTACATGGACTCCTGGCGAGTCCAGGGACTTATTGCACTAGGGGTTCGTCCCCGCACTCAAATAACCAGGAGTAATTAGAAATGCCAATCAATAACGATGCGGTGTTGACCGCAGCTACCGGGTTCATTTTCACGGCCCCGCTGGGGACCGCCCGCCCCACCCCGACTGAGGTTGCGGCGCTGGTCACCCCGAAACTGCTTCTTGAAGCCGGTGTCGAGGATGTTGTGGTTGACCCGGATGCCGATGCTGACGCTGGCGGCAAGGCCGGTGGCCGTTCGGCTGTGGTTGCTGATGCGAAGACCACACTGCCTGTGGCGTGGGTCAACGTGGGCCATACCAGCCGGGGAGATTTACCGGAGTTCGGGTATGACGGTGGTGACACCGAGGTTCGTGGTTCGTGGCAGAACGAGTCGCTGCGCGAAATCGAAACGGACCCGTATGTGGATTACATCACCTTCAAGCTGCACCAGTTCGATAAGGATTCGTTCGAGCTTTACTACGGCAAGGACGCTCTCCCCACCACTACTGGTGTTTATGGGGTGGCGGGTAACGCCGAGCCTGTTGAGAAGGCGCTGTTCATTCTGATCATCGACGGCACCAACAAGATCGGTTTCCACGCCCATAAGGCTTCGTTCCGGCGTGACGATTCCGTTGAGATGGCGACTGATGAGTTCGCCGCGCTGCCGATCAAGGCGACTTTCCTCAACCACAACGCTGAGGTCAAGTTCTCCTGGATCAGCGCCACCCTGTTCCCGTCCCCGTAGTTAGACCGGGAGGGGGAAGTGGTCTTGGCGGGCCGTCCCTTCCCCCTCCCCCTGACCCGCCACCCTAGGCCCGCCATAAACTTTTGAAAGGTTCGCCATGTCAAACATTTTCACTTTGGATTCGATGCGCGAGGAAATTGAACGCGAGTTCGCCCCGTGCCAGTTCGAACTGCCGGAAGGCAAAGTTGTCACACTCCGCAACATTCTTCGTATCCCGAAGTCTGACCGGGAGAAGGTGTACACCCTCCTTGACGAGTTGACTGACATCAACAAGTCAGACGATGACGGTGGCCTGGTGGCTACCGAGAAGTCCGCTGAGGTTGCCCTCAAGATTCTGCCGTTGGTGGCTGACAGCGAGAAGCTGGGCCGTCAACTGGTCGAGGCCATTGAGGAGGATTTGGCGTTGACGTTGCGTGTGTTCTCCGCGTGGATGGAGGGAACCCAGGCGGGGGAAGCGTAGGACTCGCACAGCTGATTGACGAGTACGGCGAGCATCTGGCCGCTGATCTGCTGGAACATTACAGGGTTGACCTGCGGGACATTTTTGTCCCGCAGGCACGCCTGACCCCCTTGTATCTGCTTGTGCTGATTAGGGGTTTGCCTGACGATTGCCGTTTCAACGCGGAACGTAGGGGCGGTCAGGAGTTCCGGGGTTGGGGTACGTCCAGGTATGTGTCAGTCGCAACCGTCAACGCTGTGCGAGCGTTGCAGTACACGTATGTGGCTGCACATTCGAAGTCCCGTCCTCGCCCACCGGAGCCGTTCCCGACACCGGATGGGGTTCACCGGAAGAAGTTTGGTCCGGGTTCGTTTGCATTTATGGCGGCGCAGCAGTTAGCCGCAGGTCAGAAAGAGGATTAGATGGCGGGTCCGGGTGGCAGTCAGGTAGGGCAGGTTTATATCCGGGTTGTGCCGGATGCCAGTGGTTTCCGCAGGAACCTTGACAATCAGTTGCGCGGCCAGTTGGCGGGTATCGACAAGAACGTCAAGGTCATTGCGGATGTCGATGCGAGGACGGCGGGGGTTCGGGAGAAAATCCAGGCTGGCCTGTCCGGGTTGGGTGTCCGCGTCGATACAGACTTTGCTGAAAGGGCTTTGAAGTCCCTTCAGGACAGCCTTGAGAAGCTGCGTGCGACAGGCAAGGACACCCGCCTGCTTGAGGACGCCGGTCGAGGGTTAGAACAGAAGATTCGCAACATCCCCGTCCAACCTGAGTTGGTTGGTGGTTGGGAAGATGACATCCGTTTGGAACTGGCTCGTTTGCAGGCACTTTCGGTGGAAGTCGACCCGAAACTTGGTGGCGGCGCGAAGCTTCGGGCTGACATGGCTGGGGAGTTGGCTCGCCTTCAGACGTTAGCGAACCTGAGCAAAATCCAGGTTCCTGCATCGTTGAAGGTTGAAGTCGACCCGGTTGTGAAACCGGGCTACAAGGAGCGGATACAAGCCCGACTGGATGCGAGGAAGTTCACCGTCCCGGTTAACGTTGACTGGGACCGCAATGGGTTGACACGCGGGTTGGCTTCCGTTGGTACAACAGCCTTTACAACTATCTCCAAAGGGCTGTACAACGTCGGTAGCGGTATCGCTACGGTTGTTGGCGGGTTGGCGCGTATGCGGCAAGGGACGCTGCTGGTTTTGGCTGTGTTGGCGCTGATTGCGCCCGCACTGGCTTTGATATCCGGTCTGATTGTCACCCTTCCGGCTGCGTTCGCGGCGATCACCGTACCCATTGCGGCGATAGCCCTTGGGTTGGATGGCATTAAGAAAGCCGCCGAGGTTTCCAAAGCGGAGTTCGAGTCACTGAAGAAGGTGATGAGTGACCGTTGGGCGGCTAACCTGACCCCGGTCTTCGAGCAGTTGAATCAGCTTGGCCCCATGCTGCGTGAGTCGATGCCGAAGGTTGCGGACGGTTTGACCGCGATGGCGCAAGGGTTCACCGACGCGGTGACCAGCGCACCCGGTATGGCTGCGATTAAGAACACCATCGAAAATATCGGTGACGCTTTGGGCAGGTCCAAGCAGGGTGTCACAGATTTCACTAACGGTTTGTTGAACCTTGTTTCCGCGTTGTCGGATAAGTTCCCCGGCCTGGCGGATGCGTTTAACCGCACGGGCGAGTCTTTCTTGAAGTGGGTCGATAAGATCACGGAG